GAGAGGACACGTTGGTAAGGAATGGTATAATAGTGGTAGGACCTATTCTCCTGATGAAGCGAAGAGTGGTCGTACAAATATGCCTGATCACGAAAGACGTACAAGACATCGTAGTGCTGTAGATCCCGATAATGATAATGATGATATGTACTCAGCAGATAAGACTAAGAATCCAAAGAAACTTCGCAAGCAAAAAGCAATGGGAGAACTTGGTGAAGAAGTACTGGATGAAATCCATATGATTACTCCAGTATCTAAAAAATCACAATCAGCGTCCAAGTCAAAATCTGATAAAGATCGTTATGGTGAAGATCCAGCAGTAACTAGAAAAAGACTTGCCCTTAAAGTTAAGAAACTGAAAGAAGAGGGTGAGATTGAGGAAGGTATTGGAATGACCATGGTAAATGCTTTGGGAAATCCTCCTGCGTTAAGCAAGAGAATGAAACTGAAGCAAGCCCTAATCATCAATAAGATTAAGAGTGATGCTAAGAAGAATGCTGAAAAGAAGTATAGTGGTAAAGCAGCAACCTCCGAAGAATATGAAATTGATGAATCATCCTTAAGCAGGGTAGTTTCTAAAACAAAAAAAGGTGGAATCGCTATTATGTCCTCCGATAGAGGAGATAAAACTAATAAAGAAAAGCAGCAAAGATCAAATACACTTGTTAAACGTATTCGCGGTGCTGGACTTCCTGGTCCGACAAAGGTTAAGGGAGCGTATCATGAAAAAGATCACGGGGAGCAAACAGAAAAATCATTTGTAGTTGGTTCTGGTAAACAAGGTAAGAGAAAGTTTAAAAAAACCGTAACTAAACTTGGTCAGGAAGGTGGACTCAAGCATAAGAGAAATCAAAAATCAGATTCTAAAAAGGATGATCAAGATAGCGTTCTTATTAAACAAAAACCTGGAAATGATTCTAAAGCTTCTTGGTTAGGTACTTCTCGCAGATCTGATGCTGATCCAAAATTAGGTAAAAAGTATGACCAAGGTAAACTTTCAACTAAAGATGCAAACAAATCACTGAAACCTGGTGAAGGTGCTACTATAGTTGGTAAAAAGAAAATGCAATTTAAATAAAAAATCATGAAAAAATCTGACAACATTGATAAACTTTTGAATATCGATCATCTCAATAAGATTATCACTCAAAAAAGAGAGTTAAATCCTCCAACATTTAATGGACGATTTAGGGATAAGGTTAGAGAAAAGTATCCTGATTATGAATTAAAATGAAAACTAAATTTCCATTTGAGCACGTTGTTAAATACGACACTAAAGAAATCTGGATTAAATGCAATAGCAGCACAACTGCTATTGGTATTCCAGCACTCGTGAAAAAATATTATCCTGGATATACAGGACATATTGCTAGTGCCGATTACCTTGAGGAACTCAAGAACCAGTTGGCAAACTGACCACTGGAGCTCATTGTGACCTCTTTTTTCTTTTATAATGACTAAGTTGAAACGAAACCCACATGACACTCTCTTCTGACTACATCCGCACTTCTCTCCAAGCACTCTACGGAAATAGTGTGACTGGTGCGGATATTCGCGCTTGGTGTGCTCTGAATGATTCTAATTATCAAACTGTCGCCAAGAAACTAGATCAATTCAAAGTTGGTCGCGGTAAGTGGAATCTTGAAGTAACTCAACAAAAGGTGGAAGAAATCGAACGTACTTTTCAAGCACCTGCTGCTCTCCCCGCCGTAGAACAAAATCTCATTCCTGATAAAGATGATACCTTCGTCAAGTTTGGTAACTTTACTGACGTTAAAAAAATTATTCAGTCCCGTCTCTTTTATCCTACGTTCATTACGGGTCTTTCGGGTAATGGTAAAACGTTCTCGGTGGAGCAAGCGTGTGCTCAACTTAAGCGTGAACTGATTCGTGTAAATATTACTATCGAAACTGATGAAGACGACCTTATCGGGGGTTTCCGCCTTGTTGATGGGAATACTGCTTGGCACAACGGTCCCGTCATTGAGGCATTGGAGCGAGGAGCAATCTTGCTTCTTGACGAAATCGACCTCGCTAGCAACAAGATTCTGTGTCTCCAATCCATCCTTGAAGGCAAAGGTGTCTTCCTGAAAAAGATTGGTCGTTGGGTGAAACCTGCTGCTGGATTCAATGTGATCGCTACTGCGAACACTAAGGGCAAGGGTTCTGACGACGGTAGGTTCATCGGCACCAATGTGCTCAATGAGGCATTCCTGGAGCGTTTCCCTGTGACTTTTGAGCAGTCTTATCCCAACCCTGCAACTGAACAAAAAATCCTTGAGGGGGTTGCGCTGGATCTTGGTGTGGAAGATCGTGACTTCTGCAAGCGTTTGGTTGATTGGGGCGATATCATCCGCAAGACCTTCTATGATGGTGGTATTGAGGAAATTATCAGCACACGACGACTGGTTCACATTATCCGTGCCTACAGTATCTTCCAAGATAAAGCAAAAGCAATTCAAGTGTGTGTGAACCGCTTTGATGATGAAACCAAGCAAGCATTCCTTGAACTGTATGATAAGGTAGATGCTGATTTCCAGATGCCTTCACAACCTGAACTGACTGTAGAATACGTTGACTATCCTGCCCAAATTTGATAGAATATGAGGAGGTAAAAAGTGCCTCCTTTTTCGTCCTTTTACTGTGAAATAAAATGTCTAAAAACTTTGAGACTGGTTCGACTGATACCATAACTTTCTCTTCATATAATCTATATGGAGATGATATTATCTCACCGTACAGTTTTGTGAATACTCACAAAGATACGAATAAAAACGGATTCTGGAAATATGAAGAAGACAAAACTTTGAAAGAGATTGAGCAATATCTTTCTAGCACTTATCATTCTCACTATACATCCGAACAGTCCAAAACTCAAACTCTTGATTTGATTGAGAGTATTGGTGATTCGGAAGCATTTACTCGCTCAAATGCAATCAAGTATCTCTCTCGCTTTGGTAAAAAGAATGGTAAATCAAAGATGGATATTTTGAAAGCAATTCATTATTGCATTCTTTTGTATCACTTTGCAGGCCTTCACAAAAACACTACTACTGATTTTCCTTATTGATTATGAAACTTTCTGATAAAACTCTCACTCTTCTCAAGAACTTTTCTTCTATTAATCAATCTATCCTTTTTAAGGAAGGAAGTACACTGCGAACAATTAGTGTGATGAAAAACATTCTTGCAGAGGCAACCATTGAAGAAGAACTACCTAAGGATTTTGGAATCTACGATCTCAACCAGTTTCTGAATGGTTTGAATCTTCATCAGAATGCTGAACTAGATTTTAAAAACGATGGTTATGTGGTTATTAAAGAAGGTAAGTCTCGTTCTAAGTACTTCTTTGCCGACCCTAACGTAATTATCACGCCACCCGACAAAGAAATTTCTCTTCCGTCTGAAGATGTTTGTTTCCTTCTTGATACCAAAGAACTTGATAAACTGCTTAAGGCTGCTGCTGTTTATCAACTTCCTGACCTGTCTGTGGTTGGTGAAGCAGGTGTGGTAAAATTGGTTGTTCGTGATAAGAAAAACGATACTTCCAATGATTTCTCTGTGGTTGTTGGAGAAACTGATGAAGTGTTCTCTTTCAACTTCAAGGTAGAAAATATTAAAATTCTTCCTGGTAATTATGAAGTGGTGATTTCAAGCAAACTTCTGTCACGATTCAAGAATACATCTTTTGATGTGACTTATCATATTGCTCTGGAACCTGATTCTACTTTTGGTTGATGAACATTTTCGTCACTTCTCCTTGGCCTGCTGAGAGTGCAATTTGCCTCCCCGATAAGCATGTTGTAAAAATGCCCTTAGAGTGCTGTCAGATGCTTTCTATCGTAGCATCTGAGAAGTGGGGGAACGGGTATGGAACTCTTCCTAAAGCAGACGGAACCCCCTACAAGACCGAGAAAGGAGCATTCCGTAATCATCCCTGTACCAAGTGGGCACTGGAGAGCATCCATAATGCCTACTGGTTAATCAAGTGGGGATTGAACTTGTCTGATGAATACTGCCTTCGGTATAATAAAACTCACTCCTGTTATAAAACTCTTGTGGATGCATATTATTTGTTTCCTAAAGGAAAAATTACAGAAGTGACTCCATTTGTTCGTGCTATGCCTGAGGAATGGAAGTATGACGAAACTATTGATACATTTGAAGCATACAGAAGATATATTGCATCCAAATCTTGGGTGTCTGAAAATTATCTTCGTATGCCCCAGAGAAAACCTGATTGGATTTGATTATGAACTTTACTAAACTAATTATAGAGCACTGGAAAACTTGGATGTCTATTCCAGTAGAAACTAACATTTGGGTAAATGAAGTTCTTGATGAAGGATTTATATATTGTGATGGAGTTTTTGTAAGTTTTTGGTGGGTTCTCAACCAAGAATGGTATAAAATGAATGATAAATTATTTGCTTATACTGGTTGTGAAGAACCTTATGTAGAACCAAGAGATTGTGAGGTTTATTCCAAACTACACTAAATGTCGTTTGGTTATAAATAATAATAGTTATTACTCTTCTAATGGAACTCAACGGAATTACATACAAACAATCAAAAACCTATCCAGACATTTATGTGAGTGCTTGTGGTAAAATTCTGAATGTAAAACCTATTGGAAGAGTTGATAAAAGAGATGGTTATGTTGTAGTTCGTGAAAAACGACTACATCAACTTGTGGTAGAATGTTGGGGGGAACCAAGACCAAAAGGTAGAGATTGGTGTATAGACCATATTGATGAAAACAAAACCAACAACAGAGTAGAAAACTTAAGATGGTTGCCTCGTTCAGAAAACACAAGAAGGTCTCAAGTTGGAAGAGTAAATCCAAGAAAAGCAGTAGTCCAAATGGAGGATAAAGTAAAAGAAGAAATCACCAACCTTTCTCATCAAGGTTTGTCTCAAAGACAAATTGCTGATATTATGGGAAAAAGTCAAAGAAGTATTTGGAATGTATTGAATGGAGTTTATTAATGAGTGACAATTTTTTGTGGGTGGAAAAGTGGAGACCAAAAAAGGTAGAAGATTGTATCCTTCCAGAGGACACTAAAAAAACTTTTTTGGATTTTATTGAAAAGGGAGAAATTCCTAACCTTCTTCTTTCTGGTCCTCCTGGTATTGGAAAAACTACTATTGCGAAAGCACTATGTGAACAACTTGGTGCAGATTATTATGTAATTAATGGGTCTGATGAAGGTCGTTTTTTGGATACTGTTAGGAACCAAGCAAAGAACTTTGCTTCTACTGTATCACTTCAAGGAAATGGTCGGCACAAAGTAATTATTATTGACGAAGCAGACAATACCGGTAGTGATGTTCAACTCTTACTACGGGCAAATATTGAGGCATTTTATAACAACTGCCGATTCATCTTCACCTGCAACTACAAAAACAAAATCATTGAACCTCTCCACTCCCGATGTGCAGTCATCGACTTTACCATCAAAGGGAAGCAACGAACACAACTTGCTGGGAATTTCTTCAAGCGTTTACAACATATCCTCAATCAAGAAAAGATTGAGTATGATGAAAAAGTCGTTGCGGAACTCGTATCCAAGCACTTTCCCGATTTTCGACGTGTTCTAAACGAAATCCAGAGGTATTCTACTGGAGGTAAGATTGATTCTGGCATTCTTGCATCTTTCTCAGATATTTCTGTAAATGATCTTATCAAATATCTAAAAGATAAAAACTTTACTGAGGTTCGTAAGTGGGTAACTTCTAATCTTGATAATGATTCCTCAGTAATTCTTCGCAGAGTTTATGATTCTCTCTATAATACTCTTGTTCCAGCTTCTATTCCAGCAGCAGTACTTATCATAGCTAAATATCAATATCAAATTGCTTTTGTTGCTGATCAGGAAATTAATCTCCTAGCAGCATTAACTGAACTTATGTGTGAGGTAGAATTTAAATGAATGTAAAACTAATTCGTATGTGGTCTGGTGAAGACGTTATTGCAGACCAAGTTGGGGATCTAACGGATACTATCGTTATCCGCAATCCTATTGTTGCTATTCCTGCTGGGGGCAATCAAATGGGATTTGCTCCATGGTCTCCTCTTCTGAAGGATAAAAATATTGATCTGGAAGTTTCTAAAAAATATATTGTCTATATTTCTGAAGCACAAGAGCAGATTGTCGAGCAATATGAGCAAATGTTTTCAGTGATTAAGTCTCCAAGTAAAAAGTTGATTGTTTGATAATGATTATTTCTGAACAAGATGCTCAGTGGGCCGCAGATGAATTCATTAAGTATTTCTCTCAGATGGGAAATATTGAAGACTATCTGCGTTTTGTGAAGAAAGAAGTAATCAAGAGCACTAATACACTTGCACCACTTCATGATGAGTTCTTTAATGAAGATATTCATCCTGAAGATATGGAGTTTGACATTAAGTTTATTGGTGATAGATTCCAACAGTCACTTCCACAGGAACATTACAATACGCTTCTGAAAGCAGTATCTTCGCATAATAATGAGTCGAATATTCCTGGAAGAGAACTTCGTTGGATGGTGTTTGAAAAAAATACCCGTAAAGTTCTTGGTTTCATTCGTTTTGGTTCTCCAACTATTAACTCAAAACCAAGAAATGAGTGGTTAGGAAATCCTCCTAATCTTTCTATTTTTAATCGCCACGCAGCAATGGGTTTTGTGATTGTTCCATCACAACCTTTTGGATACAACTATCTTGGTGGAAAACTTCTTGCACTTCTTTGTTGCTCTCATTATGCAAGAGAAACTCTCAACAGAGTGTTTGAGAAGGATATTGCTTTATTTGAAACTACATCTCTATACGGTTCAACGACAGATGCATCTCAATATGATGGTTTAAAACCATTTATGAGATATAAAGGTCTGACCGAAAGTAAGTTTCTTCCACTTCTTCATGATGAAGCATTCCACACTTTGCATGATAGATTTACTCTTCTTAACAACAATACTCCTCTTACTGACAATAAAGCGTCGTCAAAAAAGATGAAGAGACAGACAAAAATGATTTCAATTATTCGTAATTCTCTTCAAAACAAAGAAAAACTTGCTGAGTTCAATAAAGTTATTAATACTGCATTTGATCTTACACAAAAGAAAAGATTTTATATTTGTGACTATGGATATTCTAATGTTCGAGAAGTAATTCTTGGAGATCAAGAAAAACTTGTTCGTGGCGCAAATTGGGATAAATTTTACTTGGAAAATATTATTTCTTGGTGGAAGAAAAAATCAACTAAGCGTTACAAAAAACTCAAGGAAGAAGATAGGTTTAGAACAAAAGTTGAACTTTGGACTGATGATGATGACATTCAAATTATAAGATGACTTACGAACTTAAAGATTGGTTAAACTC